TTGTCTGGATTTCCTTGGATAAAATCTATCAATTCTTTCATTGCTCAATTATGCATCTTATTTATACTAATTAGACCAGCTTATCGTTATGTGTAATTTTTCACAACTGATTTAGGATTGCTATAGTGGGCTGATATCTTTCTCTCTAAAGCTTTCAACGTTCTCGCAGAGTTCATTTCTTAACACCCAGTAAGTCCAACCCTTACCGAGTTCGTAAGCCCTTTGTGTTCCAGGGGGATGATATTCCATCCCAGTGATTTCACCTTGCTTAACTCGTTGCCCAAAATGGTATTTAGGAAGATCCCAATGACTGGGAAGGCGAATACATGACTTTTGGGCAATGATTTGTGGCGTATCTTCTGGCATTGCGTTACCTCGTTTGTTATTGCAGCCGAAACAAGCTAGGCGGGGGTTTTTAAATTTATTACTGCCGCCTAGCGATCGCGGAATGTAGTGGTCGATAGTAAGTGTTTCCGGCAGCAAGGTACACCCGCACCAGAAACACCGATAGCCGTACTTGGCAATCAAGAGAGATTTCCTATACCGCATCTGCTCAGGAGGAAGCCGCTTGTGTCGGCGTAGGCTAACTGGGCTATTCATGATGGAGAGTTTCTGACCGACGATGATGCAAGCGACAGGTAACAAACTGTGTCCACACCTTTGTTGTTGATATAGGCGTAATTTGTCAGTCCGTCTAGCACATCAAAGAAAGTGAACCCCTGGCGTTCAAGAGAAGTTGTCATTTGGGCAAGGAAGTTATACAAAACGTCTTGTCTTGCCTCTGTTAGCGCTATGTTTAATTCGGTTAACTCTTTCATGCATCCCTCCTATCGCCACCTCGACAAGGATGCAATGGAGTGCAATCGTTGTTAGCGGCTCGTACCGAGGGAGTAAAAATCTGTACGACAAATGACGCGGCTAATACAGCCGCCAAAAAAGTTTTGATTTTCATAAAATTCTGTTGTTGTTTGAAGCGAGGAAAGAGGTGCAGCAAAGCACCTCTAGGTGATGGAAATTTATACTTTACGCTGCCCTTGGGAAAGCGGTTTCTAGTTGCAAAGTGTCAGGTATTTTAGGGACGACTAAACCGAGCATTGCGAGTATGACAAGTTGCGCTTGGTGTTCGTTATCGCACCTTGAAAGACAATCTGTATTAGCTGGTTGTGCCACCCATTTACCATCTACATCTTGATAAAAAGAGCCGAGAAAATAAAAGCTATTCCACATTCTGTAGACAGTGCCATTTTCGTTTTCTACAGAGTCAATTTCGATTTCTGGGGCTACTTCTTGGGCTTGTTGTTCAATAAATTGGTCAAGTTCCGCTTGGGCAATCTCTTGTTCGTCTTGTAGTACGTACCCGTGCCACTGCATGAATCTTTCGCATCCTGCATAGGTGGCGTGGCGGAATATTTCTTGTCCGTTTGCTGTGACGACGTAGGGCTGAGTTAGACCGTTGATTGAGTCGTCGTATGAAATTTGGGCGATCGCTTGAGCGCCAATGGTCGCTTGTGTCATGATAATGATCTCCATAGTTTTGGAATAGAGAAGCACTTCAGTTACCAGCCGGGGTGCTTTCTCTATGTCTAAATTATCATCTATTGGTTGACATCTGTCAAGTGACATCCAATAGTTGACAGCTAGGAGATAGTAAACTAGGATGTTGCTTATGAATTGAAATTATGCCTGTGAAGATTCTGCTTAAAGAAATAAGAGAAACAAGAGACGTGTCCTTAAATGACCTCTCTCGGCTGACAGGATTAAGCCCGCAATATCTTTCCAAAATTGAAAATGGAAAATCAAATCCTACTTTGAAGACTATTGGTGATATTTGCCAAGGACTGCGAATTCAGCCTGGAGATTGGATTATTTACGAGTTTGAAAACGATGATTAACCCTACCTTCTTCCTTCTTCCTTCTTCCTATGCGCCTAACCTACCAGTACCGTCTACGACCGACTAAGCAACAAATAGCCACCTTTGAAAGCTGGCTTGAATTGTGTCGTCGTCAATATAATTATCGGCTTGCAGAACGCTTCAACTGGTGGGAGCAAAATCGCTGTGACGTTGACCATTGCTCTATTATTTCTTGCAGCATTGCACCATTGAAGGACAAACCTAATCGGTGGTCACAGCAGAAGGATTTAGCTGATACCAAAGCTTTATTTCCAGAATACAAAGAACTTGTATCCCACACCCTGCAAGACGTAATCGCACGAGTTGACAAGACATTTGACAGATGGTTGAAAGGTGATAGTAAAGGTAAAAAATCTGGTCGCCCACGATTTAAAGGCAGAGGACGCTACCGTTCATTAACGTTTCCCGACCCTATCAAACCAGAACACGTTCAAGGTAAGTTCATTCAGTTACCCAAAATTGGTAAGGTAAAGATGATTTTGCACCGTCCCATTCCTGACGGTTTCAAAATTAAAACCGCGACAATTACCTGTAAAGCTGACGGCTATTACATCAGCCTTGGTCTTGAAGATGTAACTGTGCCTAGCACTAAAGTTGATGTCATCCCCGCGCCGGATAACACTGTGGGTATTGACATGGGGTTGAAATCGTTTCTGGTAACAAGTGACAATCAGGAAGTAGAAATCCCCCAACACTACCGCAAAGCCGAGAAAAAATTGAAGGGGCTACAACGTCAGTTATCTCGGAAAAACAAAGGGTCAAATCGTCGCAAGAAAGCGATTAAACGTGTTGCCAAGACTCATTTAAAAGTTGCTAACCAACGCAAAGATTTTCATTATAAAACTGCAATATGGTTACTAAATCAATCTCAGGTTATCGCCCATGAAAATTTAAATATCAAGGGACTGGCAAAGTCTATGCTTGCCAAGTCCATTACTGATGCCGGATGGGGTCAATTTCTGCAAATTCTAAATACCAAGGCTGCAAGTGCTGGGTGTTTGGTAGTAGCGGTTAACCCTAATGGCACTTCTCAAGAGTGTTCTGATTGTGGCGCGACAGTACCCAAGACACTGGCTGATAGATGGCACAGTTGCCAATGTGGTGCTAGTTATTGCCGCGACCACAACGCAGCGCGAAATATAAAACATAGGGCGGCGGGGCATCCCGTCCTTCAAAGCTCAGTTAATGTCCGACGGGTTGCCGGGAGTCGCTGAGAAGCCCCCACCGTCCCGAAGGGCGGTGCGGGGAGTATGTCACGTTAGACAAGGCATGGAAGCGGTGGTTAATACCAGATAAAAGTGGGAAGCGAGGAGGAAGACCACGCTTTAAAAAGCGTGGCGATATAAGCTCATTTACTTTTCCGCGTGTCAACTCTTCCAAGGCGGGCGCACACTTAATGGGCAACGTTCTCAAGTTGTCTAAGATTGGCGAAATTGAAGTTATTTTGCACCGTCCAATTCCTGAAGGGTTCAAGATTAAACAGGCGACTATTTTAAGAAGAGCTGATGGTTGGTATGCCAGCTTCTCTCTGGAAGATAAAACTGTACCTGTTGCATTACCTCTTAATGAAATCAAAACCGCTACTGGTATAGATATCGGACTAGAAAAGTTTTTAACCACCGCTAACGGACAAAGTATTGAAGCACCGCAGTATTACCGCTTATCGCAGGCAACTCTGGCACGTCAGCAACGAAAACTAGCACGTAAGCAAAAAGGGTCTAAAAACTATGCTAAACAAGTGAACAAGGTGGCGCTTGTTCACCTGCACATCGCACGTCAACGCAAAGAGTTTCATTATCAAGTTGCTCATTGGCTGATTAATTCGTATGACTTAATCATTTTTGAAAATCTGAACATCAAGGGACTGGCCAGAACACGACTGTCTAAGTCAATACTGGATGCTGCCTGGGGTTCCTTCCTTCAAATCATGCAAGCAGTAGCGGTAAGACGCGGCAAGCTGACACTTGGAGTTGACCCTAGAGGAACGAGTATTAATTGTTCGGGTTGTGGTACGAGGGTTGAAAAATCCTTGTCGGTTCGTGTTCATAGTTGTTCTTGTGGATTGGTCATCGACCGAGACTGGAACAGCGCATTAAATCTTCTAAAACTTGGGTCGGCTGGACTACCGATTCCTGGCTGTGGAGGCTTAGACATTAGTCAGCCACTGAAACAGCAAGTTTCATTTGTGAATCTGAGATGCTCCCGTTACACTGCTTGCAGTTAGCGGCGAGAGTTGTCACTGCTTGATGTTGGTTTCGAGGTATGCAGAAATTTGTAACATTTGAGGGAAATCTAACTTCATCGAACAATTCCTGCCAAAAGTGAAAACCCAGACTGGAGACACAATAGCCGCGATCGCCTCTCAAGTTTTCAATGGCGACGTTACCCGCTTTACTGAATTGCTTGACCTTAACCCCGATATCGACGTGTTCTCTGAATTGGTGGAGGGACTGGATTTAGAAATCCCCAACACGTCCCAAATCCTCAACTACGCCAAGCCTGTGCTGTCGCAGATTGGTGAAACTTTAGACACTGCAAGCAATACGCTCACCACACTACAAACGCAATTACCCAGCAACTTGCAGGGATACGCGGCGGATGCTCTGAAGTTACTGGGCGATGTGAATGGCGTTTTGGGGGATGTAGAAACGACGCTTACCAAGGCAGAAGAACAAGTTTCGAGCTATGACGGTAAGCCAGTGCAGCTGGTGAAATGGCTTTTAGGAGGTCAAGTCTAGTGAAACTTATCGCCCCCTTTTGTCGTTGCCGAATTGGTGAGAGTGTTTTTGAAAGTGGCGATCGCTTCTTGCTCGAAGTAAGTGTAGAACTTGGCGAAAGCGAAAGGTCAAGCCGTTGCAGCTTTTCTATTTATGATCCAGGTTTAGTAATTGGCGGAAAATTTCAACAAATATCGTTTACCAGTGGAGGCATTGAAGTGCCACCCGAACTGCTATCTTCCTCCAAGCAGCAAGCGGCTACCACACCTGCTACTGCACTAACAACAGCAGACGCAACCCTCCCCACTTCAACTACAGGCGGCGCTGCCATCCTCACCCGCCCTACGGGTAGGACAAAAGCCGCTCAAACTGATTATTACAATCGCATCTGGTCAACAATGTCCATCCGTCCCGATCGCCTGGGACTAGTAAAAGAGGCGGCACAGACTGCGATCGCCAACCAATCAAGGTATCAGACCGTATCCGCCAAAACTGGTGTGCCGTGGTATGTAATTGCAGCGATTCATTACCGCGAATGCTCCTACAATTTCAACCAGAATATTGCCAATGGCGATTCGCTCCAGCGCAAAACTGTGCGCGTACCAGCCGGACGCATCCCCGGCGTTGCTCCTCCCTACACTTTTGAGCAAGCCGCCATCGATGCGTTGACCTCTGACAATCGCTTTAAGGGTGTGAATTGGGGGTCAATTCCTGATTTGTGCTGGTTCTTAGAGCAATACAACGGGCTGGGTTATTTGTTTAAAGGGCGGCCGTCGCCGTACCTGCTTGCTGGCTCTCAGCACTATGATTCGGGGATGTATGTTGCAGACGGCAAATACAGTAGTGGCACAACTGACAGACGAACTGGTACATTGCCCATTATTTGGAGTATCCAAAATTCCAAGCGGGCAATGACCCCAGAAACTCAGCCGCAGCCACCCCAAGTACAACTGCTGCTTGCTGCTGCACCATCCCAAGAAATTAGCCTCAAGGGAACTGAAATAATTATTGAGTTGGGGTTTGAACCTGACCAACTCATTGCCTACCACTTCATTCATGTCGGCACTGATTCGGCAAAAGGTGAGAAGGATATCACTGTCTTTACAGGGCAAAGCATTCGCTGGCTGATGACCAGGCGAACTGAGAATAAGTCTTTTGAAAATGTCACTCTGCGGCAGCTGGCAGAAATTGTCACTCGTCAGCACAATCTGAAACTGGAGATGGAAGGAAACGGGCCCACCTATCAGTTTCTTGATCAGACGGGCATCACCGCCTACGAACTGCTGCTGCGGCAGTGCAGGTCAATTGGTTACATTGTCAAAGATGAGAAAAATAAACTCATTCTCAAACCTAGTGGTAGACCGGAATACACTGGAATTGTCATTGATTGGGAGAATGTGATTAACCTCCGCTTTGGCGATAAAGCCAGGGGCGATCGCACTTCCAGCCCTGGCACATCTGCCACCTCTCCCCCGACTCCCGCAGCTGCATCTAAGGCAGTGATTGACCGCAAGACTGGGAAGGTGGAACAACATAAAGCTGAAGATAAGGCGGGTACAGGTAAAGCACCAAGTGGAGTGACTGGTGCAGCCGCGCCACCGATCGTGGGGAATGTGAAATCAAAGCCCTCGACTACCACCGCCGATAATACCCCCAAGGAGTCGCCCAAAAAAATTGAGCTGCCCAAAACCAGCGCCAAGACTCAGAAAAATCCTAACGGTACAACCACAACCATTACCACCAAAACCGATAAAACTATTGAGCGCGGCAAAATTGTAACAGTGGTGGAAACAACTTCAGTCACAGGTGCAACGACGATCAAGGAAGTCGTGACAACCACCGAAACCACTACAGGCACGACGATTGAGACTGAGGATATCGCCGCCAATGGTGTCATCACCAAGTCCACGACCAGCAACAGTCAAGTTTCTAAAGCGGCGCTAGCTAGCCTCACTCTCAAAGCAGAAGATCCGCCTTCAGCACCAGTCACGGCCAACCCAGGTAAAAGCGAAGATGGAGCGGGAATGCCGAGACAGGCAATTGGGGCAATTGACTTGGCTGATGGGATGGCACAAGGGGAGGCGATCGCGGACGAAGCCAAACGAATTAAGGGGTATGAGAGCGAGGCGACTGTGATTACCACACCAGAATATTTGACCATTACGCCAGGGCAAATTATTGGCATATCTGGTGAACTCGTGCCAGCACCATTCAATAGGGAGTGGCGAGTCAGTAATGTATCGCACAAGTTTCCTGGCGGTGTAACTCAGTTGCAGTTCTACACCCCACAAGCCGCACCTGCGACAAATGCCGCGCCTGTTGCAACTGCTGCCACAACTCCAACAGTAGTAGGGCAAGCACCGGGAGGTTGGATAATGCCGTGTGGTGGTAGAACTGGTGATGGCTACGGCCCGAGGCCGGGACGAAGCCCAGGATACCGACACAAAATTTTAGATATTGCAAATAGCCTTGGCACTCCAATTGTGGCGATGAATGACGGTGTGGTTGAGGATGTTGTTGGATCTTGCCGTGTGGGTGATAAGCGTTGCGGTGGCGGCTGGGGAAATTTCGTCCTTGTGCGTCATGCAGGCGGAATCTACACCCGCTACTGTCATCTATCAAGCGTCACTGTCGCTAAAAATCAGCCTGTCAAAAAAGGCGAAGTAGTAGGGAAGATGGGGGATACGGGTTATAGCTTTGGGAGTCACCTACATTTAGATATACGCAAAGGATCTGGCTCAGGTGAGGCTATTTTGTGTTCGAGTTTAGGGCTAAAAGTTCCGGGGACATATAGAAGTGGTTTTAAGTATTAATCGAGCGTACACTCGTTAAATGATGTATACTGATTTTAGTACGCATCGCTTCATCATGTCTAACCCCAACCCTAAAACCCAATACCTTACCCGCCAGAAGCCGAACTGGAATCACCTCCCTACAAAAGCGATTCGATTACCCGAAATCTTTGAAAACCAAATATTGGAGTTTGCGCGATCGCTTGACAATGGCTTAAATCCTCAATCCTGTGATACTTCTGCACCCCTTTGGGATGACGTGCTTAGTACAGTTAAAAACTGGAAACTAGAGGAAATCGTAAAACTCCAACTTGAACTGCCTGAAATTATCACCAAGAAAAAAGAGGAAACCTGCGTAGGCGCAGCCCCCCGTAGGGATCGCCGTTTAGAACAAGCAATTTTATATTTAGCAGATAGATGCGATCGCGCTTTTAGTCAAGATGGCGCTGGGTTTAATGCTGCTGATGCTGGCTTTGGGCATTGGCTGGCTTCGCAAATTCAGCAGAATAAGCCATTGTTACAAGCTCACGCGATCGCTGCCTTAAAAATGGTGAGAAAGTATGTTAAACAACTCTTGAGTGGCGGTTTATCGCTACCTGAATGGGACGCGATCGCTCACCAGTACGCCAAAAATTCATCACCTATACTCATTCAAAATCTGGATGGCATAGATACACTCCCAGAGCATAGGGTTGAGATCAAGGGCGATATGATTGCTGTGTACGCTCCTTACGATAAATCAGGTAAATTTCAGCGTGATTGTAAAACTATTGATGGTTGGAAATTTGTAGGTGAGGATAGATCCTGGCGTTTTCCTCTCTTGAAAATAGAGGAAGTGATAGAAAAGCTTGGCATAGAACAGTCTGGAGTTTTTTTCATTTCACCAGAGGTAGAAGGTACGATCGCTCTAGCTCAAATACACCGCCAAGAGGAGGAAGCAGCTAAGGAAATCGCAGCGCTGGCGGCGGCTGACGGAATTGTACAGTTAGTAAAAGCTGCTAATTTAGATGCACCTTTAGCTAATGGCTGGTATCTGCGGGATTATCAGAAAAAAGGTGTTGAGTGGTTGCTTGCTCATCGTCGTGGTGGCATCTACACCGGGGGCATTCTTGCAGATCACATGGGGTTAGGTAAATCGCTTGAGGCATTGATAGCAGCAAAAGCAATGCAGTGTACACATGATTGTCCGGTATTTGTCATTGCTCCTGTATCCGTGATGGACAACTGGGTACGCGAGGCGGAACGGGCAGAGGTCAAAATTGAATGCTTCAGTTGGTCCAAACTTCCCAAGCCTCTTGATAATCAGTCTTACGTGCTGATAGCTGACGAGTGCTTTCTTTATGAAACACCAGTATTAACTAATATTGGTTGGTTGCCAATTGGATCTATAGTCGAATTAAAACTTTCTGTGTACGTTGCGTCTTTAAACATTGAACGTAATGTGCTAGAGTGGAAGCCTGTAGACAGATGGATTTCACGGGCTAGAAAGACTAATTTAGTTGGAGTCAAGCATAGTAGCGGCGAGTTCGTTTGCACTGCAAACCACAAGATTTGGACTGAAGAAAACGGATATGTCAAAGCAGAAACGCTCAAACATGGAGCGAGTTTGCGAATACTGCCAGAATACTTTTCTGACACCAACCAAGGGCAAAAACACGGCGAGGTTTTGCAGTCGCACTTGTGTAGGCAAGGCAAGATACAGCATCCCAGAAGTGAGGGAAAAACATTCACTTACGACCAGACAGCCATTAGTGCAGAAAGCTTGTCTATGGTGCGGACAGAGCTTTCAAATGAGGCAGAACAAAAGCGTCAATCAGAAGCGGAAATTTTGCAGCAAATCTTGTGCCAATACGATGAAAGCCAACCAGCCGCAAGAGAGGGAGCGATCGCGTCAGAGAGTCAAATTTGCTTACCTATCAAATATTGGACGGAAACGACCGGATGCCAGTCAACGAATGAGAGAAAACAACCCAACGAAAAATCCTGCTACTTTGCTCAAAATGTCGTTGTCGATGAAAGGGAAAACTTTTTTAGCCAGAGGTGGCAATTCAAAAATTACGGAACCTCAAATGAAGTTGGCTACTGCATTACTACTGACAGATTATATCGAATATCCGATATCTACCAGTTCGGTCAAGCATTTGTTCCCTTCTCTTCCACCTTGTTACAAAGTAGATATAGCCTATCCAGAGAAGAAGTTAGTAATCGAAGTGGATGGGAAAACTCACAAACTCAAAAAACAGAAATTCTTAGACAAGAGGAAAACAGAAGTTTTAAATGCTCTAGGGTGGTCAGTGTTGAGATTTTGGAACGAGGAGATATTGAACGACTTGGAATCAGTATTACTAAAAGTCAAACAGTTTATAACTTAGAGGTTGCTGATAATCATAATTATTTTGCTGATGGTGTTTTAGTCTCAAATTGCCACTACGCCCAAAACCTCAACAGTCAACGGACTAAGAAAATGTTGGAGTTGGCGCACCACAAGAATTGTTTAACAGCGTGGCTATTGACTGGGACACCAATCAAAAATGGTAGGCCGATTAACCTTTATCCGTTACTATTTGCAGTTAATCACCCACTAGCAGATGATAAATGGGAATATGAACGTCATTACTGCAATGCCCATCAAAAATCGATAGGCAGAAAAATTGTGTGGGATAACACTGGGGCAGCGCACCTGGATGAGTTAGCCCAAAAGACCGAGGATGTAATCTTGCGAAGAACTAAACAGCAATGTTTAACTGAATTACCCGATAAAACCCGACTACTTGAACAGGCTGAACTTGATACAAAACTTGCGACTGAATACCAAGAAACAGTGCAATTATTGGTAGAAGACTATCGACGACGGGCTAACTGCCAGAAATTCAAAAATAATTTACCAACACTCTTAAAATCTCAATCCCTAAAAGCTTGGTTTAGCTGGGTATTAGCTTACAATCCTGTTAGTTCTGAAGCTGAAGCGTTGGTAACTATTAATATCTTGCGGAAGGTAGGGAGTGAATTTAAAGTTGATAGCGCGATCGCTCTTGCTGAAGAACTTTTAGAACAAGGTCAACAGGTTGTAATCTTCACTGAATTTGTGGAAAGTGCCAAGGCGATCGCACAGAGACTTAACGGTTTATTACTGACTGGGGAAACTAAACCAGAAGAACGCCAAAGATTAGTTGATCAGTTTCAATCTGGTGAAAACAAAGTATTTGTCGGCACTATCAAAGCTGGCGGTGTTGGTCTAACCCTGACAGCTGCTAGTAATGTAATATTGGTTGATCGGGCTTGGACTCCAGGAGACTGTGAGCAAGCCGAAGACAGATGCCACAGGTTGGGACAAGAAAACGCTGTGTTTGCAACTTGGTTGCAGCTTGGAAACATTGACCAGGTAATTGATGATTTATTGATTCAAAAACAACAGCGAATTGAGTTTGTCTTGAAGGGTAAGCGCAAGACTTTACAGGGTATCAACTCAGCCTCAGATTTAGCTAAAGAGTTGCTGGCGATTCTGTAGGGGAAACCTAACCCCATGTCCCAAATCCTTTCTACCCTAGCCGAACTAAGCAGACTCAAAGCCCAGCTTGCCGAACTCCCTAACCGCGTGTATGGCTTACAAATTGGCATTGTCAGCGACAACGCCGACCCCCTCAACCAACGCCGCATCAAGGTATCGCCCCAATCTAAAGCAGGTTTAGCACCAACGGATTGGCTCTGTCACTGCAACCCAGCCCCGGCGATGGACGCGCCCATTCCTGTAGTTGGTTCAACCGTGTACTTCCAGTTTCTTGACGGTGACCCCCATGATGGGGTGTGGCTGGGCGTGACGCACAACGACACGAACCCGCCAGACCCCACGCAATCCGACCCCGTGCGCGACTGCGCAGTGGAGGTAGCCGGGAACGATCGCCGCACAATTATCGGCTCTAGCACGCACCAGACAGTAGGGGATAGAGTTGACGAAACCGATCAAAATCACGTGGTGAAAGTCGAGCAAACCTACTCCGTGACTACCTCTGTAGGCGAAATTAATTTAGAAGCTGCTAACAACAAAGTCACCATCGCCGGATTGACCGAGGTGCGACTAGAGGATGGAAGTGGCGGTTACATCGTGATGAGTGGCGGAAAACTCAGGTTTGGTAATGCTGCCGGTCAAGAGTGGGAATTAGGGGGAGCGTCGGGAACGAGTTGGACTTGGAATGCTGCTGGAGCAACCATAAACGTTTTAAATGCTGGCGGTTTCCAGATTAATGGCAAGGAAGTGGCCGTTGTGGGTGCAGTCGATAATGATGGCGACCATATAATTAATCGGGGTTACTGATATGTCCAAGCTTCGTGGACTCGCTTACCCCCTCCAAGTCTTCAATGGCTCCCTGAAGCTGAGCGAAGATTTCGACACAATTAGAGATTCGATCTTTAGCGTTTTGGAAACTCGTCCAAGCGAGCGCATCATGCGTCAGAATTTTGGTTGCCCCGACTTCATCTTTGATGCTGTCACCCAACCCCAAGTAGTTTTATCCCGCATCAAGGTGGCACTGGAAGAACAAATTCCCGATGTTGGCTTCGAGGTGACAGGGAATATTCAAGAAGATGGCAGCTTTAACGTGCGGATTGAATGGAGTATCGCAGATGTGCCGCAGCCATCAATTAGTTTGGTATTAAAATCATGAGAAATTGGCGACATCACGCTTTCACTGCTTTTATTGGCACAATATTAGGGACTGTTGCAGTCAGCATTGTCCTTGCCTACAAGCAGCCAGTTTGGAATATAAGCTTTGATGTTTACGGGCGTCAGTTCACAGCTAAACTGGCTGGAGTTCAGTGTCTGTCGTTTTACCCAGTCGAATGGCTTATATCTAGTGCCTACCTAGCTTACGTTTTTCACTACTTCGAGGAAGCAATAGAAGAAGCCGAACGAGCAAGTAATGATTAAGCGAAAAGTCGGAGCGCCGGCTTCCGGCGATCTGAGCTTTTCAAGAGAGGCAAAGGCAGGACTTGCACCTGCACCCTAGCTGGTTACGACCCAGGAAGGTTAGTACTGAGCGTAGCCGAAGTACTTAACCTGCATTTACTATTTCTGCCACTCCGCCAGACGGTCAGCACGATCGCTAAAGTTCTCGCGTTTTGCGAGAACTTTATAATCCTTTTACAGCGAGCTTTTAAAGGATTATCGTCCGATCCAGGTTTAGAAGTTGTCGCCTTTTCCGACAACTTAGGCGATCGCTGCTATCTGGCGGATTCCGCCAGATAGCCTGTAGGGAAATCTGAAACTATGGCAAACCCCACCAGATTCACCCCCTTACAACCCGAACCCCTTTACCCCGCAGACCCTAAGTTAATCTTGCAAGCGATGCAGGATAGATGCTACACGGCAAGCGATCGCCGACTCAATGATTTTTCAACAGCCAGTCCCATCACGGCTCTGTACGAGGGGCATTTGTTCGCTATTTTAGAGCATTTGTACTACACCAATAAGCTACCGTCAGCAATGGCGGTACAGTTCCTGAAGATTGCTGGCATTCAAAGGAGATTGGGAAAAGCAGCGCAAGTTTCCCTCACTTTTACGCTCTCAGCGCCACTTGGCAGTCCATTTTACCTGAGTGCGGGGTATATGGTGAGCGACGTGTCAAATACCTACAACTTCCTCACCGATGAAGACTTGGTAATTCCGGCAGGGTCAATCGCAGGAGTGGTGAGCGCGACAGCTGAAAACTTGGGTAGGGCGTACAACCTTCCCGCCTACACCATTAAGAATTTGAGCGAGTCGCGGGCATTTCTACAAAGCGTAACCAATACCGAGCCAGCGAGTGGCGGAATCGACGAAGAGACGGAGGACGAGGCTAGAGCCAGAGGGTTCGTTGCTCTGCGGCGGCGGGGACTGACGAGCGCTGACGATTACGAGCAAGAGACGAAGCTACTATTGGGCGAGGGGAGTGTAGCCAAAACTGTGGGGTTATTGGCAGCTGATAAGGTCACTTTTGAAAAGGGCGCAGTCCATGTATTTGGACTCAACCCAGATGGTACAGAGTTAAACCAAGCTCAGATTAACGAACTGCAATCAGCCTTAAGAGCGCCAGGGAAAGCGCCAATAGGAGTACTGGTCTACGTTTCCAGTATCGAGCTTGTGCCATTGGAGGTGTACGCGATCGCTTCTCTACTTCCTGGGAGTAATCCAGAAGCGATCGCACTCACGATTTACCAACGACTGCAAGAGTATCTCCAGCCAGGTAATTTACTGGGAGAAACCATTAACCTCAAGGAATTGGAATTTCAGGTAAAACTGGCAGGAGTAGAATTTGTGCAGTCCGTTTCCACACATACAGCGCTGGATGTTTCTTATGCAGATATCCAATTACCTAACTCTTACAGTGCAGCTTACCTGCTCGACCTCACGGTTGACCTGATGTTAGGAGGACAGAATTTTACCTATAGCTACGGCGAGGGAGGGGATTTAGATTGAGTCAACAAGAACATAAAATTGGGCAAAATTACCACGTAGAGGACTGGCTGAGTGTACCAGGTGCAGAAGTTATTATCCGTAGCCAAGTCGATAGCAAGATAAAAGCTAGTGAGTTGGCTGCTATAGTCAATCGCCTTGCAGTAAATCGACCAGATGCCAAAGTTGAATATTTCATCACAATTCACCCTCAACGCGCTTGACTGACTAACCATGAAATTAAAAAAGAGTCATTATTCAATCGTCGCAGTCTCCACAAGTTTGATACTTCTAGTTTGTTATGCTATCGGCATTACTAGACCTAACTTGATAGATATATCTATGCTTGTCTTGCTTGCATTTAATCTTTTGGTGTCGGCAGTAGCCGCAATTCCTAACAGTTTTTTTGACAATCCCTAGCGCTTATGCCATCTGCCTGGGAATTAGGGAGGCCAATTTATAAACGTCTCCCCATCGCCGAAGAGAAATACCAACTTAGCCCAGATGATCCCGAACTCGACCCTGTGGCGGATTGGTTGACTTTGCCAATAGACGAATACCTCATGGCAATCAAGGCAGCAGTAGATAATTTTTATGCCGACTACCTTGACCCCGCTACAGCTAAAGCTGAAAACCTAGACTGGCTTGCTCAATTGTGTGGCTTCACAGGCGAATACTGGGAAACCAGTTGGACTGAGGCACAAAAGCGATCGCTCATCTCCAACGCTTTTACCTTCATCTGGGAATCAAAAGGCACAAGGGCAGTACTGGAATTTTTGCTACTGACCTTTGGTATCCAAGGTAAGATTTACCTTTTGGGTGAATTCCTGGCAGGACGTAACGTAGCAGGCGATGCGCTAGGTGGGGAATCACTGGAATACTTCTTGTTGTTGCCACTTGCTTATCTGCGAACCTCATACCAGTGGCGGTTAGCGGTTAAATTCAATCGGTTGTACGGGCTGGTGTACGTCAAATCAACCGTGTGTTACAGCCAATTCGTAGCAGGCTTTTCGATCGCTGGCGATCCTATTTTTGATACTTCTGTCGCCTTTTAGTTACAATTCATACCGAAGTTCGAGGAATTGGTATGAACAAAGGTGAATTAGTTGATGCGATCGCACAAGGCTGGCGTTACCAAAAAGCAAGCGGATGCTGTCTTAACCGCCGCTATTGACACTATTATTGAGACTGTCTCTGATGGCGATAAAGTAGCTTTGGTTGGCTTTGGCTCGTTTGAAAGGCGCGATCGCAAAGCCCATGAAGGTCGTAACCCCAAAACTAATGAAAAGATGGAGATTCCAGCAACTAGAGTACCTGGCTTCTCTGCTGGGAAACAGTTTAGAGAATCAGTGGCTCCGTGACAACTCCCGGCGCTGATGCTACGCATACAGCGCGGGCTTCTCAAGATCGCTCCCTGCTCCCCTGCCCCCAAGGGGAACCCTAAGCCAGAACAAAGCTTTCTGGCTTTATGACCACAATCACAGGCAAATTCGTAGACAGTGGCGGGGTGACTTTTGATGGTGATTTAACACTCACCCTCGATGCGCCGTTAGTTGATGTTGGCACTACACCTGACTCTATTTATACTCTTAGCCCCCACGTCTTCACTTTTACGGCTGGCACACTAAGCGGTGTGAACGTTGTCGAAAGCGCTACCAGCAATGTCACATACCGCTTTGTTGTTAATCGATACACTACCAAAACTACCTACTGGCTCCCAGACGGCACGCAATACGATGGCCCGGTAGTAACCAATAGCGGTAATTACTACACAGGCACGTTTTACGATGCAGCAACTTCTCAGCGATTAGGGCAGGTGACAAGCACAGAATCAACTGTGGTGATGGATTTTCACGCCATTCTGCCCAATGCTGCATCTATAGAATTTGCCTCTCTTATCCCCTCACGGATTTCTACAGATTCTTTGCCCCGCACAATAAGAGCGATCGCTGAACTCCTGACCACCGATGCTGATTTTGTAGAGGCACTGCGCGGGGGACCGCGATTCAAAGGCGCTTACTCAGGTGCAACTTACTACCAAAGGGACGATTCTGTAACCTACGGTGGCTCAAGCTGGGTCTACATCAATGCTGACCCTGCTGTAAACCAAACTCCCTCGCTTGTAAACACTACCTACTGGCAGATCCTAGCCCAAAAGGGTGATCCTGGTGGAACTGGGGGAAATGATACCGCTTACGATGCGACCGGATGGAATGGGGCGACAGATGCACCTAGCCGCAATGCAGTGCGCGACATTTTAGAGCAAAAAGTTAGCATCTCTGCGCTGAGCAGCTACGCCCTTCTAGCTAGCCCAGTGCTGATTACTCCCACTAGAACTACAAGCCCAAGCGTGGGCGATCGCTCTTTGGCAATTCCTACTACCAACTGGGTAGGAAGCGAAATCGCACGAGTTGGGTTTTCATCTCTTAAAACCAACGACCAAACAATCACAACTGATGTATTGACTGCACTGGCTTTCAATCAAGAATTGTTGGATAGCGACAATGCCTTCAACTCAGCAACTGCAACTTTTACGGCTCCCAAAACCGCATGGTATGAATTTAATTTAGGCTGCCGATTAGAGGCAGTCAGTACGATTACTAGGTTTTTGGGATTAGTGATAGTTGGAGTAAATCAATATGTATTGTGGGAATTAGCTGGATCTAATAGCTTGGCAAGCTCCGGCTTTGTTGTGATTAATTTAGCAGCCGGACAAACTGCTCAATTTCAAATTTATGCCAGCAGCGGCGGCACTATTACTAATAAAAATACCTATCCGAATTCTTACTATACTTTCTGCTCCGGTAAGCAAACATTTTTATGACAGACCAACACGAGAAAAAAATGGGGCAGGCTTCAAAAAACGATGCTCCGTGGGACAAGACAGATAACTCAAAACAAGCCTGCCCCATTTTTTTAGGGGTCAAATGATATGACCAAAACAACTTTTGTAAATGGCACAGTAGTAACGCCAGTATGGCTGAATGCTCAACAGAACATAGTTTTTGATGGTCAGGATTTGGATGGGCATTACTCGAAAATTACAAATAGCGATCTAAGTACAGATGCCGGACAAATTCTACCGGAATGGCAAGCCTTTAGAGATACTTTTAAAGTTACTGCCAGCACTGGACTAAGTATTGCTTACCAAGGCGGTTCTGTTACTTTACCATCAGGTGTGATTTTGGCGATCGCTCCTGGAACTTTATCAGTTACTGCCAGTACTACAAACTACGTTTTTATTAATCGTACTGGCAGCGTTCAAAGTAGTACTACACGCCCATTGTTTGGGATTATCTTGGCTGAAATTACAACTTCAACAAATGCTGTTACTGGAATTGTTGATGCTCGTCCCCGCTATCAAATTCTTCCGAAAGCGTCCGCTATTAAAATATTTGGCGGTACTGGCGATGAAGGCGATGCAGTAATTAGTGTCAATACCGCCCTTGAGCGAGGTGAATATTACTATCAAAATCTCACTATTAATGGTGGAGTAAATGTTACTTGCACTTCTGGACAACTAACAATTTATTGCTCAGAAACTTTCACTCTTAACGGCACAATCACAGTATCTGCTCCCAGCATTGGCGGTGGTTACACTCTTGCTCCAGCACTTGTAGCACATCTGACGGGCGGAGAAAGCGGTTCGGGTTATGGTGCGGGGCGCGGTGAGGCCTCTGGGCAAACCTATAGCTGGTTGATATCTCGCGTTGGCTCTGGCGGAAGTGCTGGGTATGTGGTTGCTCAGACAAGCGCAAGCGCCTGGTTTCCGCAAACCAAAGGCGGCAACGGCGGGGGCGTGCTTATCGTTGAAGCCAAAAAGATTGTCGTCAATGGCTCTGTTATTTGCGTTGGCACCGCTGGAGGCAATGGCACTAATGACGGCAACATCCGCACCGGTGGCGCTGGAGGTGGTAGCGGTGGCGGCATTATTTTAAGAGCAATTGATTCAATCACTGTCGCCCCAGCTGCTAGCTTAGATGTGCGCGGTGGTGGCGGGGGCGGCGCTCCTTCTGGAACTGGAGAATCGGGATCTGGTGGTGGCGGGGGATGGCTAGTTTTCCAATCGCCATCTACAAACACCAGTGGAGCAACCTTGACCGTTTCTGGCGGGGCGGCGGGATCTGGAGGAGCGACAGGACAAGTGCCCTTTGGGGGTGCAGGCGGAAGTTTTGCAGGACTTGGAGGCTCTCAAGCTGGCAACGGTGCGGCGGGAGCATCAGGACAAATTCTTTATCAGTCGTTCGTCCCGATCGCTTAAACTCAACCTTAAATATGTACTATTTACTTGAAAATTCAACAATTATCGGATCTTCAGACAATTTGGCTAATTGCCCATCCCAATATCAAGCCATTGAATCAGAGCTAAATTTACCTGTTGAACTTGTTTACTGGGATGGGCAAATTATTAGCCCAAAGCCTACCAAGCCCGAAGCTAGAGCCATTTGGGATAATGAACAACTGGAGTGGATTGTACCGCCGCCAAGACAGATGCCATCAACACCCGATTGGGGCAAATTGATTGCGCTTTTAGATAGCTCCCCAGAGTGGGGACGGGCTTATGCAGCGTCTGAAAAGACGCTCAAAGCGAATACGGCTTTTACAGCAATGCTTACGACCCTCACGAATTTCCGCAAAACAGAAACCTTGGAATTTGCTCTAGCCAAACTCAGAGAAGCGATGACAGGGATTTCTGGCGTTGGTGACTTCACGGCAGAGGAAATTGTCAGCATTAACCAGAAGTTGACTGATTGTGGTTTTGAGTTGCAATTATCCTAAGGCAGTGTGGTCTTGGGGAGACAGTGCTCCACTTGGGCTTTGCCCAAGTGGAGCAACTGGCGTGGTTTCCACTCGTGTTCAACTGCCGAAGCGTCATTTTTTTGGCTTCATCCGCACCAACTAAATCTCGAAATTGCCGATAGATAATCAATTCTTCCAGGAGTTGATTGATGCGCTCAAAGGACGAGGCGATCGCGCTTTTGCCTGTGTGAATAGCTTCTTTAATATCCTTGGTTTGCTTGCGTTCAGCCTCTAAGTTTTGGATATGCCAATTGTGCTGATTGATTCGTTCCAAGCACGATTGGATTTGTATTTCAATTGGCGGGGGTTGTTGCAGGGATTTAAATAGCTGTGCCGCAAATTTTGGCGGGACTGAATAACCAATAATTGAGCCAGCAGTGGCAGTATCGCTAGGGAATTCGTACCAATCAGGAAAACCCTGCAATCGCGCTGCTGCTGCTATTGAGACAGATTTTACAGTGCCATCTGGCAGCCAAATATCTAAGAATTTATTGCGAGATCCTTTGCCATCGGTGAAGATGCTACGTAGAAGCGTATTGCATGGGCTATTGGCACCCTTGATTTTATATTCTCCCCTCGCCCCTGTTCTTTGGATTAACAATGGCGTGGGTTCATTAGTAGCTAAAAACTCTTCAAGCGCCTTTTTTTGCCCTGATACTAGCTCAGATTTTACCATTTTTGGGATAAGGTCGCTGATAACTTCATACCACCCTGCTGGCTCGATTGGATCTGGTAGTGGCGGCAGCCATCCCTTGGATGCACAGAGAATAAATCTCTGTCGGGTTTGGGAATCAAGCAAAGTCATTATTTCACCGTGCCAGATATATCCTTCAACTTCAAGAGCCTGGGCAATAATTTTAAAACTTTCTGACTCACGGTAGCGCCTGACATTTTCCAGCGTGAAAAATTTTGGCTTGAGGTGACGGATGGCGTCTGCCACAGAATTCGCCATCTCGATATCTTCAGGAGTCTCCACAGCCTCGCCTTTGGCGTTACTAAAATTACTGCACATTGGGGAGGCATGAAGGAAATCGGGATTTTTTGGGAAGCCTGGGAAGCCCAAAGCTGAGACTTCCTGAACAGTCCTTCTGACAACTGTGCAACCATACTCATGAAAGTTTTTCTCGTGAGTGTCAGCGATCGCACCACTTAACTTTGGTTTTTTTGGATCGAACTCCACAGCAACAAGCGGCCGGATACCAGCTTCCACCATCCCAGCTTCTACGCCACCACCGCCGGCGAATAAGATTACAGCAATTGGGGCATCTGGTGGGAGGATTGGTTTATCACTCCTGAAAAACCTTTCAGGAGTGGTAGGCACTCTCTTCAAATTCTCTAAAAACGCCGCATCCACTATCATCTCATCGCCCTTCAAGCTCCAGCGAACGCGGTATTTAGAGCCAATCGGCGCAATGATTTCACATTCATTTGTAACGCCTGGGGTGACGGCAAAGCGATCGCCTACCTCAATCTTCTTGGGCGATAGCGCAGCTCCTTCGAGTCCACGAGCGTCTGAAATTTTCTTTACCAATCTAATAGGCCAATCAAATGGCTCACCGCCAACACTCAGAGCAAGCCTCGTACCTCGAACACCGCATACTTCGGCGCACTCTCCCAAGAGCGCTAGTTTGGCATCGGGATTTTTGGCTTTGGTATTTGTATCGCCAAAGCTCACATCGCATACAAATTGAACGCGATCGCCAATCTTGAATTGCTCTGGCTGTCCGAGATTGGGTGCAGTGGTTTTCAAGTTATTCATGGTTCTTAAAAAGGGATGTCTCGATCTGTCATTCCGCACTGAGCATATTCTTGGTCAATCG